AGGATGTGTTGGATCGAGCCGGTCTTAAACCCACAGAGAAGATCAAGCAGGAAATATCTCATGTGGAAACAGCATCCACAGATGAACTGCAACGGGAACTGGAGGCTTTAATCGGAACATCTGATATCTCAGAAATCCCAGAACTGGTGAACTGATGGCCGCCATACCAAAGTGGGTTAAGGATAGGATATGGGCATTAAGACAGGCTGATGTTCCAAGAGATGAAGTAGTAAAAATATTATCAGGGGAAGGGGCCAAGGTAAGTACTCGTACCGTTTCAAAATATGGCGGAATAGAAAGTACAGCATTAAGCCCAGAAAAGTACGCAGATTTATATCCTGATTTATCTTCAAAACTTCTTTCTAAAGATAAAAGCGTAGTGGCAAATGCCATGAATACGGCAAAGCAGCGCCGCTATAGAGTGGAGCGTCCAGACGTAATAAAGGAAGTATCCGCTAGGTATAGGGCTGGTGAGGCTGGTCAAGCATATCAAAAGTCTTATAAGCCTGCCCCAGAAAAGTTAGCCGCAAAAAATGTATTAAGAAAGGCTAGAAAACTTGCCGCCACTCCTGCGGAGACCTATCTCCCGGCATTTAAGGCGGAAATAGAAGGGCTTTTTCATGCAGCAAAAATTCGTACGGGTGAATTTAATGTAGATCATATTATAAGACTTGCCGATGGGGGGTTGCATCATCCTGAAAATTTGCAATTACTTAGTGTAGAATTGCATAAATTAAAATCAGCATTAGAAAGTTCTGGAAGATTTGAGGACGCTGCAAGAATTGGTGCTTTTAATGAATATAATTTATCTCCAAATGTGAGGGGGGTGCTGGCCGAAAATGTTTTAGGAAAGAAGGGGTTGATGAATTTTCTAAAACCGGTGGCTAAAACCGCATTAAGGGCAGTTCCATTTTTGGGTGCCTCTATGGGCGTTAAAGCAGCAGATGATTATCGAAGGGCTGGTCAAAATAAATTAGCCGCAGCAGCTGCCATGTCAGCCGTACCGGGGCCACTTGGATGGCTTGGACTGGCTGGAGAGATGGGTGGACTGCTATGGAATAAGGTGACCGAAGACCCGAACTTTCTGCATCGTGGGGTTTTAGGTGATGATCAGAAGAAATGGACATATACTGGACACGGGCGAAGACGGGGATAGAATGCCAATACAACCATGTACCCTGAAAAGCGGAAAACAGGGTTGGAAATACGGAAAATCAGGGAAATGCTATGCAACTAGAAAGGGCGCAGAGCGCCAAGCAGCGGCAATCCATGCCTCCAAGGGGAGAACTGGAAAAAGCGGTAGAAATCGCTAGGGAAATAAGAACTAGAGAGCGATTCAACAAACTAGATTTCTACGATCCCTACCCCTACCAACAGAGTTTCCACGAAACAGGCTCAGAGGCCAACCAGCGCCTCCTCATGGCTGCTAACCGCATAGGAAAATCATATTGTGGAGCAGCGGAGTTAGCCTATCACTGTACGGGCCTCTATCCAAAGTGGTGGAATGGCAGGAGATTTACCCAACCCATCGTAGCATGGGCCGGCGGGATTTCAAACGAAACCACCAGAGATATTGTACAATTTGAACTATTGGGTTCCCCGGATGATCCAGAGGCTTTCGGTTCTGGCGCTATACCAAGAAATTGTATCATAAAGACAGAACGGAAACCCGGCGTACCCAACGCCAAGAGCGTGGCACTTATTCGCCATGTCTCTGGGGGGAACTCCTCTTTATTCTTTAAAGCCTACGAGATGGGCGTTGAAAAATGGCAGGGAAGAAGCGTTGACTGTATATGGCTTGACGAAGAGCCTAGTCGTGAGTTATACTCTCAGGCTGTAACACGGACGCTAGATAGAAGGGGGATGGTTTATATGACCTTCACCCCGGAAGCAGGGATGACAGAAACGGTGGCATCCTTTATGAATAACCTACAGTCCGGTCAATCCTTGACTAACTCTACATGGGATGATGCTTCAGAGAAGATCATGTCCATGAATGGTGTCAGAGGGCATTTATCCGAGTCGGTAATGGAACAGATTCTATCCTCATACTCCCCGCACGAGAGGGAGATGAGGCGCTACGGCAGACCTTCAATTGGTTCAGGATTGGTCTTCCCATTGGGCGAAGAGAAGGTTATGATCGATCCCATACATATTGAGGATCATTGGCCCAGAATAGCAGCCATAGATTTCGGTTGGGATCACCCAACAGCAGTGATATGGGCAGCTATTGACAGGGAAGAAGAAATGTTCTATATTTACGACTGTTATAGGGCATCTAAGGCTTCACCATCAGTTCATGCCGAGATTATCAGGTCACGGCCTCATTTTATTCCTATAGTCTACCCGCATGACGGAAATCGCAGGGATAGCATGGGAAATCCCGGTTTGGCTGATCAGTACAGGAGTTTGGGGTGTAATTTCCTGCTGGAGCATTTCACTAATCCACCCGCCTTGGGCGCTGTAAAAGGCTCAAACAGCATAGAGGAAGGTTTAATGTCTATGCTACAAGCAGTAGAGAATGATAAATTTAAGGTATTTTCAACCCTTTCAGACTGGTTTGAAGAGTTTAGAATGTACCACAGAAAGGATAATAAGGTGGTTCCTATTAGGGATGACCTGATGTCTGCAACAAGATATGCATTTCAATCCCAGCGCTTTGCGGTCGCGGGTGAAGACCCAGAATGGACTAAAGACGTTGAATACAGGAACTACGGAATTATTTAATGGCGAAAGAAAAAATCACTGAGGAAGAATTAGTAGCCAGAATCAGGGGCGAGATCACAGACGCTTTAGGATATGGTGATACTATTTCCAGACAGCGTGAGCAGGCTATGGAGTATTACTATGGTCAGCCTTTTGGGAATGAAGTAGAAGGCAGATCACAGTTTGTAGACTCCACAGTATCAGACACGATAGAGTGGATTAAACCCTCTCTAATGCGTGTGTTTGCCTCTGGCGACGAAATGGTTAAATTCTCCCCGCATGGCCCCGAAGATGTGGCTATGGCGGAGCAGGCCACTGACTATGTGAATTACGTTTTCACAAAAGATAACCCCGGCTGGGAAATCCTGTATTCATGGTTTACCGATGCACTATTATCTAAGAATGGTATCGTTAAAGTATGGTGGGATGACTACGAAGAAGCCGAAAGGGAAGAGTATCGCGGTCTGGATGAGGTTGGGTTGCAAGCCCTGCTTATGCAGAAGGATATTGAAGTTGTTGAGCATTCCCAGTATGACAATGATTATGGTGAGGTAGAGCATGATTTAGTCATCAAGCGCACATCTTATAACGGAAAGATTAAGATAGAGAATGTTCCGCCATCTGAGTTTCTTATTAGTAGAGATGCGAAGAGTATAAAGGATGCCCGATTTGTTTGTCATAGGGTGCAAAAGACTTTATCTGAATTGAGGGAGATGTATCCTGATGAAGACCTTGGCCCTGAAGAACTAGGTGCCGGTGAAGATGATGAGTTTTCACTTTTTGGCGAGAGGCAGGCAAGATTTGAATTTGATGATAGTAGTAATTTTAATCTTGGGGAATCACAGACAGAAGAGGCTTTAAGGACGTATTGGCTGCATGAATCTTTCCTTAAAACAGATTATGACAATGATGGAATTGCCGAACTAAGGAAAGTGTGTTCAGTTGGGAATCATGTTTTACAGAATGATGAAATAGATTCCATTCCATTTGTCTCCATTACGCCGATAAAAATTCCGCATAAGTTTTTCGGTCTGTCGGTTGCAGACTTGGTGATGGACTTACAATTGATGAAGTCTACACTGATGCGTAACCTGATGGATAATATGTATAACCAGAACTTCGGTCGGTACGCCGTACTCGAAGGACAAGCAAATTTAGATGATTTGCTAACGCAAAGACCGGGCGGGGTAGTAAGGGTAAAATCCCCCAACGCCGTAATGCCGCTTACCACTCCCGCGCTTGAACCTTATTCCTTCCAGATGCTAGAGTATTTGGATGGGGTTCGGGAATCCAGAGCCGGTGTTTCCCGTATGTCTCAGGGCATGAATGAAAACGCCCTGACATCACATACGACGGCCACCGCTGTCAACGCTGTTATGTCAGCCGCACAGAGTCGCGTAGAACTCATCGCCAGAAACTTTGCAGAAACTGGCGTAAAAGACTTGATGATTACGATATATGAATTACTATTGAAGAATCAGGATAAGGAACGTGTAATAATGCTTCGTAACGAGTGGGTTCCTGTTCGCCCAGATGCATGGAGCGATAAGGCTGATTGTACTGTTTCTGTTGCATTAGGCCAAGGAAATAAAGATCAGCAGATGATGCATCTATCTCAGATGCTTAGTTTCGCTGGTGAGGCAATGAAGGGTGGCCTTCCAATTGTAACGGTACAGAATATGTACAATTTAGGTGCATCACTTGTAAGGGCTATGGGATTTCAGAATGTCAGTGACTTCCTGACCGACCCTTCACAGATTCCTCCACAGCAGGAAGGCCCATCACCTGAAGAACAGGCAGCACAGATGGAAGCACAGATAAAGCAGAAGGAACTAGAGATTAAGGCTGCTGAAGTACAAATAAAGGCTCAGAAAGTTCAGCAAGATGCTCAGGAAGCGCAAGTTGACGCGCAACTGAAGATGGCAGAACTTCAACTGGAGCGTGAACAAAACAGAGCAGTAGCAATAGGAGATACATAATGCCAACAGGACCGGGATCGTACGGAAAAAAGCGCGGTAGACCGCCAAGGAAGAAAAAGAAGTAATGTCTGATGAATATCGGGAGGAGAAGGCTAAGAACCTCCTAAACAATGAGTTGTTCAACGAAGCATTTGAAGTAATAAGGAAAGATTTAATGAATCGCTGGTCAGCCAGCGGCTCAACAGAGTTGGAAGCCAGAGAATCAATCTGGCTTGCGATGAGATTGCTTGACAGACTTTATGGTCATATAACATCCATAGTTGAAACTGGACACATGAATAAAGTTCTGGAAAAGCAACACCCATTCATCTAAGAGGAAATAAATTATGGCGGATAAGCAAGTAGCCCCGCAAGCACACGAAGATCAAATGCAGCCCGGTAGCATAAGGGAAGCGCAAGAGGTGTTACTCGGTTTGATGGAATCCGAAGAGGAGAAACCAGAAACTGAGGAAGCCACACCTACGGAAGAGGAAGAGTCCACTGAGGAAACTCAAGACGAATCATTGGAAGAGGAGTCTGAAGAGGAAGACGAACCTGAAGAGGAAGAGGAAGAATCTGAAGAGTCTGACGATGAAGAAGAAGAGGCACTTTACGCTGTCACTGTAAATGGTGAAGAGCATGAAGTAAGCCTTGACGAACTTCTTAAAGGCTATTCACGCCAGTCAGATTATACCAAAAAGACGCAAGAACTGTCTCAGGGCCGAAAGGAAATAGAGGAAGCAAAATCCAACTATGACTCCGCTTTGACCCAGATGCAGGGGGAGCGTCAGCACTATATAAATTCTATAAACCAGATTTTACAGAATTCATCGAATAATCTGAATGAGTATAACAAGATAGATTGGGATACTCTAAAAAATGAAGACCCGATTGAATATGTAAAGATGAAAGAGGATTTTCGGGAAGGAAAGGAAAAGATGCAAGTGCTTGAGCAGCAGCGTCAATCGGCGGTGCAGCAACAGCAAGCAGAAATGCAGAAAGTCCATGAAGAATCCATTCAGGTGGAAAGGGCTAAGATGATCGAAGCCCTACCAGAGTGGGGTGATCCCGAAAAACAAAAAGAACTTGCCGCTGATGTTAAAACTTATGCTTTAAAGCAGGGTTTTTCAGAGGAAGAATTAAGTTCTCTTATTGATCATCGATCAGTTCTAGTTTTAATGAAGGCTGCGAAGTATGATGCTTTGGAAAATGCCGACGTTAAATCTAAGAAATTGAAGAACAAACCGAAGGTAATTCGGGCTGGTAGTGGAAAGACCAAGGGAGAAAACTCCAAGTCTAAACGTGCTGCAAAAATGAAGCGTCTTCAAGGTACAGGCCATGTCGATGATGCGGCCTCTATTTTGGAAGATTTATACAATTCCTAATAAGGAGAATAACAAATGGCAATTGCTACAAATACGTCACTGACTTATTCGTCAGTTGCGATCCGAGAAGCATTGTCAGATGTAATTTACAACATCGCTCCTATGGAC